CGCGCGTCCGGTCGTCGATGGCTCGCACCACCGACTCCCGAGCCGCCCCGGCAACCTCTCGGTCACGGAGCGGCCCGAGCACACCGTCAAGCGCGCCGGACGCGACACGCTCGACAATGGACCGCGCCCCGCCCGAAAGCGCCCCGAGGGGAGCCACGGGTGCCGGGTAGGTGGCCCGGATGGCGCGGTCGTAGACCATCAGTCGGCCCGCACTCGCTCCAGGGTGACCTGCACCGTGCCCGCGATGGCGACACCGGTACCGGGCTTGGTGATGGCCACCTTGACCGCGCCGCCGTCGGCCACGAGGTTGCTGCCCGCGCCGGACAGTGCGACCGAAGCCACCCCGCCGTCGGAGATGTCGCCCGAGTCGGTGGTGGTGGTCGACACGGTGCCGATGGACGTGCCACCCACGGACGCGGTGAACGTCGCGTAGTTGGTGTCGTTGGCGGTGACGGCGCCGTCGGCCACGAAGTCGACGGCGACCACCTTGGCCTTGCCGCCGGTCCGGTTTGCGCAGAACAAATCGGCGGCGGTGCCAGCGGTGGCGGCAGCGACGGGGATGTAGAGCGCGGAGCTCATGCGTTCGGAGTTCATTGGTACCCCCTCACTTGCTCATGTTGTAGGCGTAGCGCACGGCCTTGTCCGAAGACTTGGTCATGTCCTTGAAGCCGACCCGCTGGCGAGCCCGCAGGTAGGTGCCGCCGATGGTGATATCGTTCTGCAAGGCGACAGTCGCCCCGGCGCGCATGACGTTTCGGAACATGCGGCGGTTGAACACGACGTAGCCGGTGAGGTTGGTCGTGCTGTTGTCGTACACACCGGACGCGTTCAGGTCGGCGGGCATGGCGTCGGTCATCAGGATAGGGTGACCGGCGATGCTCGCGACCTCGCCCGAGGCGATGGGGGCGCGGTTGCCGTAGTCGTTGGCGCTCACGATGCCCGAGAGGTTGACGAAGTTCGTCAGGTAGCCCTCGGGGCTGGTGATGACGGGCATGTCCTGCGGCACCGACCGGGGGCCACCGACGGCGTTGATGTCGGCAAACAGCGTGGTCAGACTGTGCGTCGAGCGGTCCACACCGTTGGAGTCGTCCAGCGCCATCGCGCGAAGACCCTTGAAGGTCCGGCGGTAGTCGATGCTTCCGGCGTCCACCGCACCGAAGTAGCCGCGCAGGTCCCAGTTGGCGAGGTCGTCCTGATGGCTGGCGGCCGTGTCGCCGTTCATGATGCACAGGCGGCGGCCCATGGCGAGCGACATCGAGATAGCCGACCGGATGAACGGGAAGGCGGCCACGATGCTGTCGGCGGCGGCGTCTTCGTGCACCAGCACCATCGAGTACATCGGGCTTGCGGTCAGGGTGAGCTTGTCGGTGTCCACGCTCGACTTGGCCAGCGCGGCCGGGTTGTCACCGACTGCCCCGCCGCCCTTGTAGGGGAACGGGTAGGCGGTGCCCACGGGGAGCTCAACCGATTCGCTGTTGATGGTGATGGTCTCGAACAGTCCGAGAAGGCCGTCCGGGTCGTAGGCTTCCACCTGCCACATCGGCGAGGCGAGGAGCGGTTCCGGGATGAACTCGCCGCCGTTGCCGTTCTGCGAATCCCAGGCGCGACGGATGGGAGCGGGCATCCGCGACCATGCGCGTTGCACGCGGTCCCATGCGGCCTTCTCGCCCTTCACGACGTCCAGGCGGTAGCCCTGGCCGCGGTGGTCGAAGGCGTCCCGGCCGTGGCGGGCGACGGAGAGGACGTACAGCTGCTCGGTGGCGTCGATGAGGTCGCGGTGCACGTCGTTGACGGGCTGGCTCGCGAGCAGACCGGGGGAGTCGGAGCGGAAGCGCTCGGACGCGCCGCCCTCGTGGCCGCGGAGGAAGACCTTGCCGTCGGTGTCGACGAAGCGCTGCACGAGCTCGCGGTCGGTGCCGCCGAGGGTGGCGAGGGGGTCGGCGGCCTTGGCCTTGGCCTCGGCGAGCTCCTGACGCACGGTGCGGAGGTCGTCCGCCATGCGCTTGATTTGCTCGGTCTGCTCGGCGCGGTTGCGCTCGCCCTGCTCGACCTTCTCGGCGAGCTGCTGGGCCTTCTGTGCGGTGGTCGCAGCAAACGCGTTCCACTCGGCCTGTGTGGTGGGCATGATGCCTCCGTTCGGGTGAATGCCCAGCATGGGCGGTCGCCTGCACCTTATCACGGGACCCAGGCGGGTGGGGGTGTCAAGTCCAGGGGAGCCCGGACGAGATGGGAGAGGGGGACCACGGCAGCCCCGAGGGGGCCGACCGCTTGACAGGTTCCGCGTCCGTGGTGCGCAGGCGGGCGGCGCGCGGATTCATCGGCATAGGGGTAGGCGAGCACTCCAACAAACGGGGCAGCGCGTACACGTAGCCCCGGTCTGCATAGCGCGGGTCGTCCTCGGGGAGCGAGGACCGTGCGAGCACCGCCGACGGCCTGAACCCAACGGAGCACGTGCGCAGGGTGCCGGCCTCGAGGAGCGCCGCGACCGTGAGCGACAGCGGGTAGGACTGCACCGGGGTCGGGATGAGGGTACCGCGGAGCACGCCGCCTTCAACCGCGACGTCTTCCCACCGGCCGATGGGGGGCGCGGTGTAGTTGTGGTTGTAGGGTGCCACGGGGTTTGCGATGAACTCGCGGAGGTCCCATCCCTGCTCCACAATGTCGTCGGCGCGGTCGGGCTGCGCGTCGCTCATCACGAAGCGGTAGCCTTGCGGCTTGTCCTCGTCGTCCTCGATGGGCTCGGGTGCGCCGGTCGAGTCGTAGCGGAGGACCGACCGGTAGGCGAGGTCAAGCGGGGACGCCCCCACGGACCCGGCGAGTCGTTGCACGAGGTCGCCGTCGAGGAGCTGCCCGAGGTGAGGCAGCGAGCCCCGCGCGATTGCGTGGACGTCCTCGATGGTGCCGCCGAGCGCGTCCGCCATGCGGGGCACCACCTCGGGAGACAACCCCGCGCGGGAGGCTTGCCCAATCCAGCCGCGGACGACATCGGCGGGGGTACAGGTGACGAGAATCGGCGAAAGTGCGGTATCCATGGTTACCCTCGGATGTCGACCGGGCGGGCAACGCACCGGCAGTTAATGTCCTCTTCGGGGACGTAGAACAGGCCCGGACCGGGGCCGCTTGCCCCGCTCTCGGAGTCGAAAGGCTCGCCGGGTTGGCGCTTCTGGCCGTCGAGCGCGACATGAGTAGGCCTGACGGCATCGTCGCGACTGCTCACCCACTCTTTCATAAACTCGACGCCCAAGTTGGCGGCCTGGTTGAACGCCATCTCCTGCCCCTCCGACACGGTGCGGGCCGTCTCGGTTCGGGCGATGGTGAGGGCACGCGCCGGGCTAAACGACTGGTCGAGGATGATGGCCCGCTGGAGGTCGCCGACGCTTGCCCCCTCGGCGAGCGCAGACCGGACGAGCTTGGCGATGCGGTCTTTCGTGACCTGCTGCACCTGCGTCACCATCTGCGCGATGACCTGTTCGGTCGGGTCCAGCGTCGGGTCAAAGTCGAGATCATCCATGAGGCGGCGCGCCACAAGCGCGTAGGCCCGGCGCACCCCGCGGGCTACCGTCTCATCGTCGAATGCTTCCCGCACCGCAACCAGCTCGGCGTCTGACATCAGGATGGCGCGGAGCTCTTCGTCGGTGACGTCCGCGCGGGTGACCGACCGTTGGCCGCTGAGCACACGGCCTACACGGTCCGCGTAGCGCTGCGCCTGCGCGGGGAAGATGCCCCCCCGGCCTGCGCGCCATTGCGCCCGGATGGCCCGCTCGGTGGGGCGCTGGACGGCATCAAGCCACGCACGCCAGTAGGCGCCGCGGGGAGTTTCGCCGGCTTGCACCTCGAGGGCACGCACCACCGGCCCGCAGACCTCGAGCGTGTAGCGTTTGTCCTGCTCGTCGGCGCGGTCGAGGGCGGCCCGCTTGCGGCGGCTCCAGGCCCGGCCCGAGTCGCCGCCCCACAGGTCCCAAGCGATGCGCAGCGGTCCCACCTTGTCCGATGACGTGTCCCACCGCTCGGTGCCGCGCTGCTTTTGCGCCTCAGACGCGAACCGCTCGAAAAAGGCGAACATGTCCCGCACGTTGTCCGGGTGGATGCGCTCACCCGAGAGGATGCGGTTGGCCATCGCGAGGCCCTTGCGCGTCCCGCCGCGGCGGTGTTTCTCGCGGAGGTCCTTTCCGCGCTTGGCTGCCCGTTTCATCGGCCGGGTTGCCTTGAGGTCGATGTCATCGTACCGGCTTGGCGCCTTGCCGCCGTCGCTGCGGCTGTAGGGCAACCCCGCCGTCATCCGAGCACCGGCCCGAGCATGTCGAGCAGCACCGACAGCTCGGTACGCAGGTCGTCCTCGTCGTCCGGGTCCGCGTCCACGAGCATTGACCGGAGGGCCTGCGCTTGGACTGCGATGTCGGCGCGCGTTTCGTCGTCGGGGGCCTCGTCGTCGGCGCCGTCGTCCGTGGGCTCGGGCTCTGGTGCACCGGGAGCGTCAACCGCAACCCCGAACCCTGCGACCTCGGGCGCGTCGTCAAAGCCCTCGTAGGCGTAAGCATCGGCCGGGGCCATGCCGTTTGCGACGTGGATTTGCACCCGTGCGAGCCGTTCCGCGCGGCCGTCGTCTGTCTCGGGGATGACGTGGCGGATGCGCACGTCGGGGAACCCAAGGCGCCGGGCAAGGTCGGTCAGCGCGTCATCAAGCAACGAAGCGAGCGGGGCGAGCGTGTCCGTGATGAAGGTTTTGCGCTCCATCTCCGCGGTCGCGTAGTTGGCTGACTGGAGCCCGAGGAGCGTGGGGGGCACGCCCGTAACCGCGACCACGACAGACCGGGCGTATTCGCGGGCCTCAATGCCTCCGAGGTCGCCGATGGTCCAGTCGATGGCCTCAAACTGGCCCGCACCGGACATGACCGCGACCCCGCCCGTCTGCTCGCGCAGGATGCGGTCAATCTGCGTCTGCATGTCCCGGACTTGCGGACGGCCCCAGGTCTGTTTCGGGTCGCGGGGCACGTAGGCGGCATCCGGTCGACCTCGTGCCGACTTCCGCGCCATCTGCGCGGCGAGCGCGACGTCTGCGGCGATGTCGCGATCCATCGGCTGGACCTCGCCGGTCCCATACAGCCGGAACAGACCCGTCCCCGCCGATGCGTACTTGATGTGGCCGATGACGTCCGGGGAGTAGTTGACCGTGACGCCCTGTTGGTCGTACACGTAGGCAAGCGGCGACCCGTCATGCCCTGGTGTGATGGTGACCCGTGCGGGCTCGAGGAGCAGGAGCGCCGCCGGGGCGGTGCCGGGGACCGACCACCCCGCGGGGAGCACGTAGGCATTCCCGGCCGGGAGCAGGTCGGTGGCGAGCTGGACCCGGAACTGTAGGGCCGTCTGTGAGGTGTTCGGCTTGTGGAGGAGCGCGGAGAGCGGGTGGTCCTCGGCTGGCTCCCAGCCGTCGGAGCCTTGCCGCTGGACCTGGAGCGGCAGCGCGGCGAGCTTGCTTGCCCGGATGGCGACCGCGCGCCAATACCACGGGTTCGCGATGAGCGCAGACGCGGCGCGTTTCGGGTCGTAGGGGACCGGGACGGCCTCGGCCATCGCAAAGTCGGACCCCGCCACGAACGCGTCTTCGTCCCGAGGGGGCTCGGTTGTCACGACCGACAGTGCCCGCAGGACGCGGACCGGGAGCGAGAGACGGGCGATGGGGCTTGACATGGGAGCACACTATCACGTAGGGGCGCGGGTGCGCTACGACTCCTCATCCGGGGCGTCGGTATCCCACGCGAGCAGACGTAGCCGTCGGGCCTCCATCACGAGGTAGCGGAGCGCGTCCCATGCGTGGTCAGGCCCGGCTACCTCAGTCTCTCGGTGGACCGTGAGCTGCGAGCGCTTGCCCGCCGTCGGGTCTTTCCAGGCGAGCTCCCGCAGCTCGACCCGGAGCGGTGCTGTGCTCGGGTGGTCATGGATGACGAGACCGGGGCGGCCGTCCTGCACCTCAAGCAAGCGGTCGAGCGCTTGGAACCCCTCGCGCCGGGCCTTGTTTGCGGGGATGGTCGGCAGTCCGAGGGCCGCCCACCGGTCGCGCGCGTCCGCGTCCGCCGGGTCGGCTGCACGGGCGTAGGGTTCGGGAAGTCGGCGCCCGGTGCCGTCGCACGTCCCGCATTGCTCGGCACGCATGAATCTCCGGTCCCACCACCGGTCGGCGGGCCAGTCCTCGGGGCCGGGCCAACAATCGGGGCACGACTCGTGCCGCAGGACCGCGTACACGTGCGCGTCGGTGCCGACCTTCGCCTGATAGCGGACGCGGAGGATGTGCAAGGTCCCGCGCGGGTCGACCGCGCCCCAAATGTACGCGAACGGCGCCCGGAATCCGAAGTCGGCGCCATCGACTCGGGGCCAATCGGCCATCTCGGCGTCGGGTAGTGCCTCGATGACGTGGACGGCCTCGTCGTAGGTGGGATGCACCAGCCCCTCGAGCTGCACGAACTCCGCGAACCGACGCACGCGCCTCTCACGCTCGGTCATCGACCCGAGCCACCGGGCCATGGCGTCGCCGTCAATCATCGGGTTGTCAGTCGGGTCGAGCCTGTAGACCTCAACCTCACCCGCTGCCCGCGGAGGGTCGCGGAACAGGATGTCCACCACCGCAGCCGACTTGCCCCGCGTCGGGGTGAACGTCCCGAGCCACCGGCCGCCCTGGTCTGCAACGGCGCGCACCTGTTCGCGGAGCACTTCCACGTCTCCGTGGTCTTCGTCGTTGTGGACGAGAGGCGAGGACGTCCCCTGCCACCGCTTGCTTGCATCGGCGCCGGAGGTGGTTTTGAAGAGGATGGACCCCGGTAGCCCGAGCCCCGACCCCGGCATCCACGCGGCGGCCGTCTGCGCCGCGAATCGAGCCGACCACGCCCAATCCGAGGGCAAGAGCGTGTCGTAGATGGGCCGCAGGTAGTCCCGGCTGTCGTCGTTGGTGATGGAACCGGCGAGCACGAGGGCCGGCGCCGCCTGGAGTCGACCGGCCCCGAGACCGTTGCGCCGCAGGAACTCCCGCACGTCGGGGTGGTCGGCACCCATGGCCGTTATTGCACCGCAGACCGACCCGCTCCACGACTTGCTCGACCGGTTGCCGCCGAGGGCCACGAAGTACAGCGCCGAGGACTCGAGGAACCGCCGCAAGAGCTCCCGCTGGCTTGTCCGCTCCTCTTCGACCCCGCAGGCCGGACACCGGTGCACGCCGCCGCCCGTGTGCTCCATCGACACCCCGTGCATGGGCTGCTCATCATGGGGGCCGGTCCGCCCGCACGGCTTGCCGGCGACGTTGCCGAGTCGGCCATCCGCGAGGCGGGGCCACGTCGGGTCCGAACAAGTCCGGCACTCGGGCCTCCACAGCTCGACAAAGCGCAGCGGGTGCCCCGCGTGTTCCTTGCGCTGCGCGACCTCGTGGGCCACGAGACGTCGGCACACGTCCATCATCTCGGGGCGCACGTCGCACCCGTGCCGCACGACGTACAGCGCCCATCGGAGGCGGTCGTAGTAGGACGCCCACGCGGGTGGGCTCGGTGGGGCGTCGGGTCGAGACACGAGCCGCAGCCCTATGTCCACGAGCAGAGCCCCATACCTGCCGCGTAGCCGTCCCGATGCCCGAGGGTGTACCCGAGGGCTCCCACGCCACCGGCGAGCAGCACAGCGGCGAGCAGCGCCGCTACAACCGCCCCCCACACGAGGCGCGTCAAGCGGTCGGGGTCCACCCGAAGTGGCGCGTTCATTCGCCACCCCCGGCGAGCATCGCGGCGAGCTCGTCCGAGGGGTCGACCGTCACGCTACCCGAGGCGCGGACGTCGGCGGACAGCTCCATGCGTTCGGCCTTGGGCAGGCCCGCGCGGTCCAATAGGGTCTGCGCAGCGGACAAGGCGATGCGCTCATCTTCCGAGCCAATGAGAGCATGGATACGGGTCGCCGCGTCCGTGACCCCCATCCGCAGGCGAGCACGGGCAGACCGGTGCGCGTCATCGAGGAGGGCAGCCACAAGCGCCGGATACGCGGGGTTGTCCCGCCACCGGTAGAGGGTCTTCCGGTTCACACCGACCGCCTCCGCGATTTCGCGCATGACCACGCCTTGGGCCTCCATGCGTGCCGCTTGAATCTGGCGCTCGTCCAATGGGGCGTCTTGTGGCATGATTCAGCCCTCCTCGTGCAGTCTATCACGCTCGCACCGCATCGGCTCACCCCCACCCATCAGGACGGCCACCGTCCGCATTGACCTCGAGGGGCACCGGCCGTTCCCGGTCCATCCAGCACCCGACCGCCCTTGCCGTGTCGTACCGGTCCCGCGGTCCGCCGGGTGTCGCCGTCCGCATCCGTGCCGAGCACTCGCCGTCCCCGGTCGAGCCGCAGACCACGCAGGGCCCTCGCCCTTGCTCCGCTCCGATGTGCCCGTGTCCTGCCATGTCGTCCTCCGTGTGTGATTTC